CGGCGTTCTGGAAGCTATCGATCAGAATCCAAACGTCGAAGAAACATGGCTGATCGAGAATACGGAAAAGTGGTGCAAGGACCGTGCGGTCTATCTTGCTATCATGGATTCGATTCAGATCATCGATGGTAAGAAGAAGGATGTCTCGCGTGATGGCATTCCTGACATTCTACAGAAAGCACTAGGAATCAACTTCGACAACTCTGTCGGCCATGATTACCTCGGTGACTTCGAGAAGCGTTATGACTTCTATCATAAGGTAGAAGACCGAATGCCGTTCGATCTTGAGATGTTCAATACCATCACAAAGGGTGGTGTTCCTCGCAAGACTCTGAACATCGCACTTGCTGGTACTGGCGTGGGTAAGTCACTGTTTATGTGCCATGTCGCTGCATCTGCTCTGACTCAAGGCAAGAACGTACTTTATATCACGCTTGAAATGTCCGAGGAACGAATCGCCGAGCGTATCGATGCCAATCTGATGAATGTTCAGATCGATCAGCTCACAAATCTTCCGAAAGATATGTTCGAGAACAAGGTGATGAAGATCGCGACTTCAACTGTCGGCAAGCTCATCATTAAGGAGTATCCGACTGCATCTGCTCATGCTGGGCACTTCCGCGCGCTGCTGAACGAACTGAAGTTGAAGAAGGACTTTTCTCCAGACGTGATCTTCATCGATTATCTCAATATCTGCGCTTCATCTCGAATGAAAGGTCTGGGCGGTTCTGTGAATACGTACTCGCTGATCAAGGCAATCGCTGAAGAATTGCGCGGCCTTGCCGTCGAGTTCAATGTTCCGATATTCTCTGCGACACAGACCACACGTTCTGGTTACAGTAATACAGATGTCGAGCTGACTGATACTTCTGAGTCGTTCGGCTTGCCTGCAACTGCTGACTTTATGTTCGCGCTAATTTCAACCGAGGAACTCGAAAAACTTGGTCAGATCATCGTGAAACAGCTCAAGAACCGCTACAACGATCCAACTGCCAACAAGCGGTTTATTGTGGGCGTGGATCGCGCAAAGATGCGCTTGTACGATGTTGAGGATAAAGCTCAGAATTTGGCTAAAGAGCCAACTGTTCGCGGCGGAGCAAATGACCATGACTTTTCTGGCTTTAAAGTGGAATAATAGTTTACATCCGCTGCAAGCCTGATAAATTATTACTATGGGAATGTTCGATACAATTGCATGGGGCGATGACTTGCCATATACGCTCCCGATGGAAGAAATTGGCTTAAACAAGCGCGATTGGGATTTTCAGACGAAAGATCTAGATTGCGCGATGCAACACTATGTAGTTCAAGGTGGCAAGCTTTACCTTCAGAAGTTCAAGCATGAAGAATGGGTCGCAGGAGATCCTAAAGCAAAAAGTCTGATGGATCGTATAGGTTATCTTGATAGACAGGAGCCCTATCTCGATCCAGTCAAACTTACAACCACCATTCAAATGTACGACTTTCGACATAGTGTAGATGACAGGTGGGATTGCTGGATCGAATACGAAGTTATCTTCGATGAAGGAAATGTCAAGAGCGTTAATCTAATAAAGTTTACAAAAGAAAGTGACTTCGTTCGGAAAGAACAAGAAAGACAATGGAAAAAAGAAATAGAGCGTGAGGCCGGCCGTTGGGTTAATCGCTTCTTTTTCTATACTAAACCTTATCGCTTTGTAGCACGCAATCTTCGCCGCGGCCTTTACGCATTAGCAGAATTTACCTATAAAATCGCAAACAAACTATGACTAAAACACCAGTAAAGAATCCTGAGCAGCTCAAGGTTTTCAACTCGCCTATCTACCGCAAAAAGATTAAGAAGATGGTAGAGATGACTAAGAATGTCTATGGCATTCATCGCAAGATTCCAAAGGGTGAGCTTCCTAAGCTCAAGGAAACAGCTTCTTCAAGCGAGAAGTCTGATCGTGCTCTTAAGGAAGCATATCGTCTGAAGATTGATGTTCTGCATTACTTTGCCACGCCAATAGCCAGCCATCGTACCATCGAAGTTGCACCAACCACTGATACCGAATCCTGAAATGGCTTACAAACTGTTTCTAGATGATATCCGCAAACCGCAGGATGTCACTTGGGTCGCGCTTCCACCTGAACCATGGATTATTGTCAGAAACTTTTTAGATTTTAAAGTAATCATCGGAACACGCGGCTTGCCAGAGCATGTGACATTCGACCATGATTTGGCAGATGAGCACTACGATGCTGGCCTATGGAAAAAAACGGGAATTGCTGATTATTCTAAACTGCAGAATCCAACTGGATACGATTGCGCAGTTTGGTTAATCGAGCATTGCCGAACATTCGACCTTGCTTTCCCAGCTTATACCGTTCATAGTATGAATCCAGTGGGTCGTGAGCGCATCAAGGCGGCAATCGAACACTACAAATCTTATCGCCAATCTACAATCAAATGAACTATACACTCATAGCACTTTTAGTCGTCTGGTCTTTTCTGGGTGCTTTTTTCTATGTCTCGCACGTAGATGATATTACCAATCGCTGGAAGCGACAGGTTGCTAGAATTATTAGCGGCCCATTAGTTTGGGTAACGGTAATTTTCTTTGGTATTCTCCGTTATATTTCTTTGCTCGATATTCTTTATGTCGGTTTAGTTCGTTGGCTAAGAAAGCCGTAATTATGAAAGAAGATTTAGATAACTATACTGCATTCGGTATCGATACCTTTGAGAAATGGATAGCACTTCCAAAAGCAGATCGTGAGCGTAGAGTAGCATATTGGCTTACTCCCTGGTACAAGAAGCCATACGCTATGGTATGGAAACTGCCAGCTTTCAAGCCGACTGGCGAAAAGCACGAAAGCGAGTTTAGCAAGGTTGATTCCTTCTTAAAGAAAAATTATCCGATTCAATTTTTAATTCGTGAGACAACAGAGGATATCGAATACTTTCTGCGGTATCGTGTCTGGAGCCGAGTGCTTGCTTTTTATAGTAATTGGATCAAAGGGCAGCGCGTCGAGATGCGTAAAGCAGTCTTTACCAGAGATTATCAGGACATCGATGGTCTGGTAATTGAGTTTCATCGTCAATGCCTGATCGAGTTTGTCGAGCGAGAAAAAGGATTTGAGTGGCATGACTATTCTCAAACCGAGGATGACAAGAAATTTGCTGATGAACTGCGCGAGCAGTATGATTACGCTACTCGTCTTCGTGCAATTATGCAGAAGGAGCTAGAAACCACACTAAGCAACGTGGATGTGGACTTCAACGATCCACAAGCTTCTAAGAATATATTTGCTACTTACGATGCTCTTGAGAAGAAATTCAATGACAGAGACACTGAGATGTGCAAGTGGGTCATCGAAAACCGCTGGCGTCTTTGGTGCTAATTTATGGCAACAGAACAAGACAGGTCAACTCCGTTTGAAGAAGATCCGTTTCCAGATGCAATCTGGGACGAACAGGCAGATAATTCTGCCAAGTTATTTGCGGAAGCAATCCGCGATCAAATCTACGACCTTGATGGATCCCAAATCGGAAATGTAAGTTTTGACCATGAAATGGTTGCAAATACCGATCATAGTAGAAAGGCGCGTTCGATTTTAATTCGCAGCAACTTTGGCGCTGTTATCGTTTTTCCTAACTTTAAAAAGAAAGGTCTGGCATCTGCTGCCGTCCTTAATCTAGGAGTTATTCGAGGCATGAAGCAGGAAGGTTATACTCCAGAGTACATTCAGGAAAATGGTAAAATCTACGGTGACATGAAACCGCACGATGCAAAAAGTGTTCAGATGTTTGCTTATTATCTTACTCACAAGATATGACATTTTCTCACCAATCAGTACGACTGATTAGTCATAGCAAGACTGCACCTGACGGCCCAGGCGCAATGGATATGCAAGAACTTGTTGCATACTGTGCGCGAGTTAGCAATCCAGCAAATCAGAACAATCTTGATACCTCAGAAAAGCTCGTAAGATATCTTGTCAAGCACAAGCATTGGTCGCCACTAGAAATGGTCTCGGCCACAGTCGAGATCAATACCACTCGTGATATCGCTCGGCAAATTTTGCGGCATCGCTCGTTTTCGTTTCAGGAATTCTCGCAGCGATATGCAGATCCTACTGCTGCACTTGAGATGATTGTTCGAGATGCTCGGCTGCAAGATACTAAAAATCGTCAAAATTCTGTAGTGACAGATGACGAAAATCTAAAGATTTGGTGGAAAGAGCGACAGAAAGAACTCATTGAGTTATCGGAAAGCATCTACAAGGATGCGACTGCTCGAGGAATTGCAAAGGAACAAGCACGCTCGATTTTACCCGAGGGTTGTACGATGTCTCGTCTGTATATGGCTGGAACTTTGCGCTCATTCGTGCATTTCATCGAGGTTCGTTCTGGCAACGGAACTCAAGCTGAGTGCATGGATATCGCCCGTAAGATTGCAATCTCAATTGCGCCAATCTTTCCAATGGTGCAAGAATTTGTTCAGCCAAAAGTTGCTGATAGTCAAGGAGATAAGAAATAAAAGTGGCTCAAGGCCATTTTTTGTTTTACAATCTCAATCTAAAGTATAAGATTGCTTCTGTTAAATCGATTCATCCAAATGAATACCAATACTGCAAATACTGCTAACACTACGACCGTCGCTGCTAAGACTACTAAGCCGACGACTAAGACCACGACGGCTAACGAGCCGAAGCGTGGCCTCAAGAAGGCCGAGGTTGTTGCTCTTCTCAAGGGCTTCAAGTTCCCCTCCGAGCCGTTCACTGTTCGCCAGGTCTATACTCAGATCGGCGCTCGTCACTGGTTGATCCGCTCCTTCGTCAAGAAGAATGCGAAGATCGTCGGTGATGCTCCGAAGGCCGCTGGCGCTAACGGCAAGGCGCGTGGCAAGGCTGCGAAGCTCTATCAGCTTCCTGCTGACAAGCTGACGTACTAATCGTCAGTCAGGCGCGCAGCGGCGCCTTCTAATGCCCGCTGCAAATTTTCATCATCGCCTCCCTGGTTGTCTAAATCATTGATAGCCAGGGAGAAGCGTTATCGTTGGTAGTCAACGACTTAGAAACTTTAGAGGCCTTTACTTTTTCGAGCAACTATGTAGTATGTTCTCATGATGAAACTGAAGCTCGAAAACCTCTCGCCTAACTGCAACGTTCTCCACTTTGGCGACCGTTCTATACTGTTCTCGTACGAGACGCCGGTTGCTGTCTGGTTGCGTGATTCAATGCACGGTCTTCCTACAGGTCTATACCGCACTGGAGAACACTATTCTCGCACGACCACCAAGCATATCAATAGATGGAAGATCGTCGTCAAGCCGTGGGTAACGATTCCGCAGTCATCAATTGAAACTATCGCTAACGGCCGCTGAGCTTCAACGGGTTACGTAACTTTCTCTCCTATCATTTTAGCTGAAACCTGTTAAGATTTCTACATGATGAAACTTACTACCAAACTGCCCAACGGCAAGCTCAAGGTCAATAAAGCGGCGGTTATCGCCCAGCTCAAGAAGCTGCGCAAGCAGCGCAAGGAAGTCGATATCCCTGGTCTGCTGCCTGTCTCTCAGCGCGAAGTCGAAGCTGAAGCTCGTGAGATGACTCGCTACAGCGCTGACAATCTGCGCAACCACTCTGAGGAATAAGACAGTGAGCGACAGACATAAAGAACTGCACAAGCAATTGGACGTGCTCCGAGCCGAGAACGCCGCGCTTCGCGAAAAAATTGCAGTTCTTGGTGAACTAGCTGTAGCGAACTGGGACGACAAGACTGTCGGCGAGTGCGATGCCATCACTAAGGATCCGCTTAAGTACAAGGATATGCTTCGCAGAATGTTTGTCGATCAGCCCAGAGAATTGTCTCAGCTACGCTCTGCGCTGATTTTTATTCGTTCAACCACAGATAAGTCTGGATTGTCGCAGGCACAAGTCATTGAGGAAATCGGTAACTACTGCGATGAAATACTTGGAAAGGAAGATCAGCCATGAGTTATAAAAACGTCCCTGAGGAACTTAGCCATGAGATCCGAGATGCATCCTTAGATGCTACTCTGTTTATCTTTGAAGATCCTCATCAGCCATGGTCGATTCGTGCGCGTGTGCGTGCCGAGGGCGAACTCGAGCCTGAGCTAAACGGTATTACCGATACAGATTTTTAACCAATGAATCATTCTAAGCACCAAATCGATGAAGACACCACTCGCTTTTGTCCAGAATGCAATGCTGACTGGCGCGGAAGTTTAATTCCTGCAGCTACGCGGCATCGCGCGCTTGACCTTGCCGAGGACCGCCATCTGGCAATCATGGAAGATCCACACCAGCAGTGGTCCAGCCAGTGGTCCAGCCGCCTCCCGCGCCCGAAAGTACGGGTCGACGATGAATTCATTGCTGATATGTTTGATATGTGCTAATTGCTGAAAAATAAATATGTATCTATCCGATTACAGTAAAAATCTCATATCAGCGGAAGAAAAGGTCGCGGAGTTGATCAAACAGCGCGACCAACTCCGAGCCGGGGTGGAGCAGGAGCGCCAAAAGGTGCGGGCGCTGCGCCAGACTTCCACTTTGGAGGCGAATGAAC